TATGCCTTCTCTAAAACCTCGATGTACCGTGCAGTGGCGCCGTTGATAGTGCGCTGGGCAATAACCCAAACCTCATCCCGGTCGTCGCTCGCAAATACTTGCCCCGCGGCATCCTGGCCGGGGATAGTGGCCACACTATCACACTTTGCCAATGCGCCACCAAGCGACCCCCCGAGGATCTGTCGGGACCACCCCACGACTTTCTGGCCGGGTTCGTAGACCAATACCGCGATTTGTCCGTCTTCCCGAAGGCACCACGCAAGAGAGTCCGGCTCCTGCTGGTAGGCGAGTTGTTTGAGGCCACTCTTGGTAACATGGTCGGCCAAGACCGTGGCGTCCGTAGCAATGTAGGAATCCACGCCAAAGTCGAACCGGAAATCCCTTAACTTGCGGCCGGCACGCTGTGTGAACAACACTCGGTTGTCTATCTTCAGCGGGGCTACGTTGGCTGCCCCATGCGCAGTGTTTTGGCGAACCTGGAGGTCGGACGGAGTGAGCGCAGCGCCGGAAGAAGAGACGACAAATTCGCCGCTCGTGGTTCCAAGGATCAACCTCCGAGTGGAGGCCATCCATCGGATGCGGTTCACTTGCTCCGAAGCGATGGTGAAACTGAGGGCGTTGTCCCCGACCACGGAACCGTCCCGCTCGGAAGGGGAGAACCGCTGGAAGTCGGCGGTGATAGTCCCGTCGAACCGCTGGGGGTAGAGACCAGCCCCCGCAAAAAACAACCGTTCCTCGAACAGAGCAACCGCGCCGGGGTGGCCCGTGGTGTCACTGTAAGCCCCAAGACGCCAGGAAGTCGTAGCCGTAGTGGCGGAAACCGCACCAACCGGGATGCGGGCATCGACCACCGTAGAACTGGTGTAAGAATAGATCAGCAGCCAGTTCCAATTTCCGGCTGGGTCTTCCCACCGGATGACGCGGCCTACGTCAGTCGCAAGCCACCCGGACCCCCCATTGATCCCGGCGGTAGAGGATGCGGTCACGGTCACATTACCCGACGTAGCGCTAAGGGCCAGGGTCGTAGTAGTGGTATTCTGCGGGAGGTAGGGGCCGTCCTGGTAGTCGAACCGGACAAAGGACCAGTCAATCGCACCCCGTCGCAGCAACTTGTAGGGCCAGTAGTCCGGGTGTGTGACATACAGCACGTCGGCAGACTGTGCATACCGTGCCTCGAACAGGACGGAGGACGACGCAGAAGTGTCGTAGGGGGTGCGGACCTCGGCGGGGACGCCGTCGAGGAAGGAAACGTCGTCAATCTCCAGGGGGCGGGCCGCAGTCTTGTAGAACTGAAGGTAAAAGGGGGATGCGGTGGGGGTGAACGTGACGGTATGAAACCCATCAACCAACCCCACCCGTAGCAAGTAACTGCCTGACCCGGAGGTCGGCCCTGCCCGCACCGTAAACTCCTCACCGGGAGCGCCGTAAGCAGCAAACTGCAATGTGTGGGCAACACCGGGGGTAGTTGTAGTGATTGCCTGTTCGGCGATGGCCTCGTTGCCTATGCCGGCGGCGTCAAGGCTGAGGCGCCCAGCGCTGGCGTTGTGCGATATGGCCCCGGTGCCATTGGACTGGTCCGTCCACCCGGTGATGTTCGCCGTGAAAGTACCGTTAGTGATGGTGGCCCCAATATCCGCGGTTACTAGCTGGCCCTGATTGCGAAAGAATCGCATGTACTGGTTGCCGGCCTCCAGGATATAAGCCTGCGTGGTGGAAAACTCAAAGGGCCACAGAGCTGCCTCAGCGGCGGAGTCCTTGGTTTCAGCGACGTACCGCGTTCCGGGACGGCGCTGAAACCCCCCTTGGGGCATAAGGATGAAATTCTCCAGCTGCGCGGCGGCGTTGTCATATTGCTGAAATCCCACCCGCGCGGCCATACGAGGGGAAAATTCACCCGCATTAAACGCCGATAGGTAAGGGTTAACTCTCGTCAACGAGGCCACTCCGCAGAGGAACCCTGTCGGGACGTTACCCAAGAACCGAGAGGGCGTCGGTCCGGCATGTCCTCGATCGCGTCGGTGCTGACCGCCTTGGTCCACGCACGATCAGCCGCGGCGTCCATCCGATCGTACATGCCCTGGCTGTTAGTAAGGGGGATGGCCAAATCGCGGGCCACGGCCAGCGACAGCGCCCGCTGAAAGTCGGCAGGCATGAACGCGGGGCTGGTGATGTTGGCGACGTAGGTCAGATACATCTGCGTCGCATTGGACAGGATCACTCTCCCGGCCGTGGCGTCATACGCAATCTTGTAGGCAACGTCCGTCACCCCGAGGCTGCTTGACGACACCACTACTGTCCGCACCCAATCCGAGGGGAGATAGAACTGGTAGTCGAACTCGGAAGCCGGGGTTGTAGCCGACCGCGCCAACTGCACTCGCTGGGTGGCCCAGTTCCACTGAGCACCGCGAAGCATATCAGGAAGCAGTTCATCATACTGGGGGCTCGCCAAGTTGGCGGCCCGCGTGCCCTCGGTCAGCGACACGATGGGCTCCTGCCCTAGCCGGCGGAGACCCACGTTGATGATGGCAACCTTGCTGCTCATACGGGTAGCGGGGCAGCACCCGCGGCTACGGCTTTACCGTGCGCCAGGTCTTTGAGACCTTCAAACTCCTCGCCAGAGGGGGTCACCACCGTCACCTTGCCGTCCTTGTCTTCGATGGCCTCGGCGCCGTCTTCCTTGATGTATTGCTCGGTGCGAACCTCGGAGGGCGGAGCCTTACGGCTCTTGGGTTTCTGGACACTGGCAGCGGGGTGCTCGACCGCAACCTTTACACCGCCGGGGCCAACTTCGGTGACAATCAAGCCAGCGAAGGCCAAGACCCGCACCCCTGGCAGATTGAAGTCCGCGATGTCGGTTTGCACCACGCGGATGGCGTCCGCGGGGCGAAGGGTCTGAGAGGCAGGATTGAAATACCCTGGCTCCAGGACTTCGTCCAGGGTGTGCTGCGTGGGGTACGTGTAGATGGTTCCGCAAACGGCTGGCGCACTCATCTTGAGGTGATTGGCAGTGGCGGTACGGGTTACGGCCATAGGCGAGACTCCGTGTTGGTGGGCAGACGCACTGCGCCAAATTACAACACCCACCCCCGCAGGTAAAGAGGCGGGACCGAAGCCCCGCCACCCCGTTAGTTGAAGGTGTAGAACATCATCACACGGAGCGTACCCGAAGAAGGCAGCGCCGCCGCGGCAATGGTGATGAACACGGTCTCATCCGCGGCCAGGGGGTCGCCGATGCCAGCCGTGACACCGAACACCTCCGGGACCGTGGAAGTTTTGGTTGCCGCCGCTCGGTACTTCCCAGTGGTGCCGGTGATACCAATTGCGACAGTGGCCGTGCCCCCCAAAGTAGCGCTGTTATTCATCACCCCGTAGAGAGGGATGCAGCCCTTCGGGAGCGTGCCGATGACGATGGTGTCAGAGGTACCCTGGCTGGCCAGAGTGATCTCCTCAACGAAGCACCGAACGGTGCCGTTGGCCATGCCGGGATCGAGGGTCGTCCCCGCGTTGACCAGAGTCTGCTGTTCGCCGTACAGGACAGCCATATCAAAGTCTCCTTACGAGGTCGGAAGGGCGGCGGTGTCGTCCACATTACCTTCGATGACGCCAGCGTCTTCGATAAGGCAAGCGCCGCCGCTCATCATGTTGTTGACGAAGTGCGCAGCGTGGTCGCCGTGCCAGGTAATGTCAGACGTGACGCCCATGCCCTCGCCGTAGCCAACCGCGGAGCGGTGGTACAGGAAGTTCTTGGACGTGGCCGTGCCGACGCCGGGAACGCCGGTATGGCTCATCCACTTGACGCCCATCCAGTCTTTCATCTGGAAACGGCCGGCAAACGGACGGTCGCCAGGAGCGACGTAATCTGCGCTGGACCACTCTTCCACGACCGAGGCAAAAGCCCAAGCCTGCGAAGACAGGACGCCATAACGCTGGCCGTCGTCCGGCACGTCGTTGGCGTTGGCTGCCTGGACCATGTCAATCAGCGAGTTGCGGATGGCAGCCTCACTGGTGACAACCCAGGTCACGACGGTCTGAGTCGTGCCGTCTAGCGCGGTCAGGATTTGCTCGTCAACCTTACGGCCGAGGGCGTAAGCCCCGCCGTTCGCCACGGCCTGGCGCTCGTCGATATTGATCTTCAGTTCGTCGAGCTTGTCCACCCAGTCGCCTGCGTAGAAGTCAGACAGGGTGCAGGGAACGGCTGTGTGGGTCTGGTTCATCGGAGTGATGACGCCATGGCGAGCCTTGGTGGTCGCCGTGCCTTTGCCGATAACCTGGAAGGTGGTGGATGATCCGTTAACGCCGGTTTTCAGCCGGACGGTTTCGCGGAGCTTGGAGCCCATACGCTGGAACGCTTCGTGGACTTCCCGCTCAAATTGCGTGATAAACGCAACATCAATGGTGGTAGACATAGTCACACCTTTGGACAGGGGTTAATGACTACGTTACTCAGGTTATCCCAGGGGGCGGGATGGCGAGCGGGTTGTCCTTGCGGGCCTGCCCGACCAGACCTAGAGGGGCCAGCCGAACGTATAGGGTCTACATACGGGCATTTATTCCCGTTGACAAGTGCCTTTTTATGCTGCGCGCCCGCGTGCGCCGACGATGGGCTGGTTGCCCATGCGGGCATAGACCTCCCGCTCGGCTTGGTCGAACCGCTGGGCGGCGGCCCGGTCACCCCGGCGCAGGGCCTCGTTACGCTGCTCGCGCAGCTTCGCCGCCTCGTCATTGGCAGACTGCCGTTCGTCGGCAGTGGGCTCCAACTGCACGCTGTCCTCGGTCATGGCGCGGCCGATCTTGGCAAAGAAGCGGATGAACGCAGGGTGATCCCCGAGCTTCACACCGCCGACCGACTCGGTGTTCAGGAACTCCTTAAAGCCCCCGTCATCGTCGAACTGGTTGAGGGTGCGCTTGGCGTAGGTCGCGTTGGCGTCGAAGTCCGAGCCCCAGTCCCGGTGAAGTTCGTCGTGTCCCGCCTGTGTCCGCTTCTCAGCCTCCCGCGCGGCCTGAGCAGACATCTCGGACATGGCTTCATAGAAGACCGCGAGGTCAGCCTGAACCTGGGCCGGCGTCTTGCCGTTGGCGTGGGAGGTCTCCACGAACCGCTTGAGCAGCGGGTCACTCATGGGGTCGTCGCGC